GAGGATGCGGTAATGGCAAACATCGACGTCTCAGAAGTACTGCAGGATGTGAACTTCCAAGACTCGTTCTCGGTCTTGCGATCGGTCGAGACGGTCGATGCACATGGGCGCGGTGGAGTAACTCAATCTACTTCAACTGCGATTGGCGTTGTGCAACCCGCTTCCGGCCGCGCAATGGAGCTAACACCGGACGCAACACGTACGAGCGAGATGCTCGAGATATGGACGCAATACGGTCTGCAGGAAGCGACGGACGCCACGCAAGCTGACATAGTAGTTTGGCGTAGTAAGCAGTACGTCGTTGTGCGGGTCGATGATTGGGACAATTGGGGACAAGGCTACGTTCATGTTGTGCTGTCCCGTAAAGATCTACTGCCGGCGAGCAGACCACTTTGAGCGGTAACACCTCTGCCACCGGCGGCTATCTACCGCAAAGCAATACCCCACTTGCAGATCAGGATCTTGAGAACGCCATAACGGCTGCGGTCGCTGGCGTACTCAACATGTCTGCATCGATGGTGCGCCCGCGCTGGCAAGCACTGCCGCCAAAGCAACCAAGTCCAACAACGAATTGGGCATCGGTCGGCATCACATCCCGCGAAAGCATGGATTATCCTGTAATCCAGCATCATGCCGGCGGACCAGACACTTTAACCCGCTGGTCGACATTGCGTTGCGCTGTTTCGATCTACGGCCCTAATGCTTCTGGATTGGCCGAGCAATTGCGTGACGCTTTCTACATCAATCAGAACTTTGAAGCGTTGTCAGCAATCGGCATCAAGCTCGTTGATGCGGGCAACGTCACTGCTGTCCCCGATCTATTCAACATGCAATGGATCAATCGCGCAGATATAGAGATCCGGCTGGCCCAAGCTGTTGATCGTGAGTACCAGGTGCTGGATATCGCGTCGAGCCAAGGCACTATCACGACTGATAACGACGTCACAAGTGAATGGAATGTAAACGAATAGGAGTATCAGTATGGCTCAAGGACTCGCCGTATCGGACGTCGTGCAGGTCACTGTGAACCTCTCGCCGCTCGCAATTCCAACACGTAACTTTGGCGCACTGTGCGTTGTCGGTGATAGCGATGTCATTGGCATTGGGACGCGCATTCGCCAGTACTCAAGCTTGGATGGCGTTGCATCCGACTTTGGCACAAGCGCTCCCGAGTATCTGGCAGCCGACCTGTTCTTCTCGCAAAGCCCACAACCATCCATTCTTTATGTTGGACGTTGGGCGTCAGGTGCTACGGCTGGAGAACTGGTCGGCGGGGTTGTTGGTTCAACAGCGCAGGCTACGCTGCTTTCGACGTTGCAAGCTATCACGACCGGCGGAATGACAATCACGGTCGATAGCAGTCCGCACACTGTGAGCAGTTTGGATTTCTCCGGCATCACCAACCTGAATGGTGCAGCGACCGTACTCGATACAGCGCTTAGCTCTTGGGCTGATTGCGCTTGGGATGGTGTGCAAGGCCAATTCGTTATAACGTCGCACACTGCCGGCCCATCCTCAAATGTCAGCGGCGCAACTGATCCTGGGTCTGGCGCAACATTGGCCACCGACCTAAAACTGACAACCGCCCAGGGTGGTGTGTCAACCGCTGGTGTGACAGCAGAAGATCCGATTGATGCGATTACGGCAATCGTCCCACTGAATGGCGACATCTACGGTTTCATGTTTGCTGCGACAGCCTCAATCAGCGATGACGATTATATCGATGTTGCGGCTTATATCGAAGGTGCATCGCCATCACACATCTTCGGTATTACTTCCGGCGCATCAGCGATCCTTGATCCAGCAAGCACAACCGATCTCGGTTTTATGCTGTCGGACGCTGGTTACAGTCGAACGTTCTATCAGTACTCGCAGTCGTCAGCGTATGCCGCAGCATCGATCTTTGGGCGAGCATTTACGACAGACTTTACTGCTCAGAACTCGCTCATTACGCTCATGTTCAAGCAGGAGCCGGGTGTTACCGCTGAAAGCTTGACCGAAACGCAAGCTGCGACACTGAAGACCAAGCACGGCAATGTCTTTGTCAACTACATGAACAGTGCCGCTATCATCCAGCATGGTGTGATGGCCGATGGGACGTTCTTCGATGAGAGGCAGGGCACCGACTGGCTGCAAAATCAAGTGCAGACCGATTTGTTCAATCTGCTGTATACGACACCAACAAAGATTCCACAGACTGACGCTGGTGTGCACCAAATGGTCACAACGGTTGAGAAGTCAATGGATGCAGCAGTCAACAACGGTCTTGTCGCTCCTGGCGTTTGGAATAGCACGCTTCAGTTCGGCTTGCTGAAAGCGTTCCAGACGCTGCCTAAGGGCTACTACGTCTTCGCCCCACCTGTTGCATCGCAAAGCCAGGCGGATCGCGAGGCACGCAAGGCGCCAACAATCCAGTGCGCAATCAAGCTGGCAGGTGCTGTTCACTCCGCAAATGTGGCTATCAACGTGAACCGCTAGGTTCACTTTTAGACATGAACGTTGCTAGGTAAACATGAACTAATGTCGCGTCACTCCAGCTTGCCAGCCGTCGGGTATAGTCCCGTCGGCAATACGTCGGTTGACAAGGCCGTTTGTGATCCATTTGCCAGCAGGTGGTTGATGCAGACGACCTTGTTTCCAGCCGCTCGGGATGTTTTCTGGTGAGGTGTATGCTTCGGTACTGCCATCATTAATCCAGACCATACCTTTGGCGTTTGTCATATAAGTTCCACGTCTCCAGCCCTGTGGTATTTCATCAGACGGGTTTATCCAACGGTAGGTCAACCCATCGGTTATCTGGATCTTGCCAAGTTTGGCAGCCCTCATTCGATGTCGGCTATCTTGGTGCATTTTTGCTCGAGGAGATGACGCATTGCTTCTACCTATTCTCCAGCCGTCCGGTATCGGTTCTCCCGCGGCTGGGCGGCGGTCTTCTCTACCATTAGTGATCCAAACAATCGGCAATTTGAATTGCGCCTTAAAAGCCTTTCTTGACGTAACGTTACGTGTATTGAGGCCGAAGGAAAACACGTTGTACGCCTCAAACATAGCCTCTTCTACATCGGGCAGATCCGAGTAATCATTCGTTAATGAATAATACAAAGGCTCGACAAAAATTCTAGCTCCATTTTTATAGATTTCGTGCTTCCGAACTCTCTCTGCGACGTTTTTGCTGGCTCCAACGTAGTTCAAGCCGGTATCGAGGCAGACAAGGCGATAAACGCCAGGACGAGCTAACGGGATGTTGTCTGGGTCAACAATCTGATCATACCAGGTTGTTACTCTAAGTTTTGCTCTAGCCATGTTCTCTTCCCTTAAACATTCACGGCGCTTGGAACTGTAAGCACACTCTGAAAGAAAGGTCAACAAATGAGTATCGCATATTCGTTCGTCGATGTTATGGCGACACTGACCGGACCTGGTGGCATCGTGTCGCTTGGCAATGGCGCTGGAACGGCTGAGGAAGGTATTACGATCGAGCAAGCTGAAGACAAGGACACGATGACAATTGGCGCTGATGGCACGCCAATGCATAGCTTGCACGCTGGTAAGCATGGCACCGTTACCATCCGCTTGCTGAAAACCTCTCCAGCCAATGCATTGCTGCAACTTATGTACGATGCGCAGCAATTCAGTTCAGCGTTGTGGGGTCAGAACGTCCTGCTTGTGACGCATGTTGCATCCGGTGATCTGGCCTCTGCTCGATCGGTCGCTTTCCGTCGGTCGCCCACGATAACGTATGCAAAGGATGGCGGGATCAATGAATGGGGCTTCAATGCCGGTCTTATTGATCGCGTAATGGGCACCTGGGGAGCACCGATTACCTAATGGCTACAGAGCAAACGGTTGAGGGCGAAATCTATCGGACGGGCATGTTAAACGCGAAGCAGCAATTCCATGTTGCTCGCCGTCTCGCTCCGATAGTCGCCGCTATGCAGTCGGGCGAAAATTTGTTCCAAGCTTTGGCTACTGAATTGGCCAAGCTGCCGGAACAAGACGTAGACTATATCATGCGCACGACAATGGGCGTTGTCTCGCGTAAGCAGGGCGACCAATGGGTGCGTGTGTGGAATCAGCAAGCTGACCTGCCGCAGTTCAGTGACATGACAGCCGGAGCATTGCTGACACTGCTCGTCCTCACGCTGGAGGACAACCTAGGGGGTTTTACCACAGGGCTGGGCGGCAATGGCAGTCTTCAGTCAATGTTCGCACCAAACGCCCCCTTGAATTAGTCCACATGGCGTCTGAAGAAGACTGGTTAATGCGGCCAGTCTTTCGTGGGATGTGCAGACTCGAGAGTCTACTTGACGGCACCTTGACGCTCGAGGATGTTGCCATGGCTAACGACTATATTGACGTGCATACCGAGAATGAGCATCGCATGATCGAGGCAATGCGGGAAGACTAATGGCAACGGTTCTTGAAGAATTCCTTGTTAGTCTAGGCTTCAAAGTCGATCCTGCGCAGCATGCTCGTTTCCAGGACGCGATGAAGGAGTCGCAATCTCGCGTCGATGTTTTCAGCAAGTCTCTCATTGGTGTATTTGATCGGTTCGCTAATCTAGCAACGCTGGCGTCAGGTGCCGGTGCTGGATTATCGGCTGCAATGAACCGGATTGGCCAACACCTCGGTGGGCTGGCTTTTGCTGCCGAACGCATTGGCTCAACGCCCGAGAAGATCACGGCATTTGAGAATGCCATTAAGATGCTCGGTGGCACCGCTGAAGGTGCCAGAGCGTCACTTGAGAATATCGCAAGAGCCGAACGCACAACGCCTGGTATTCTACAAGCACTGTTTGGCGTTAAGCCCGGCACCGATCCAGTCGATGCAATGCGCCAGATCGGCACGCACTTTGCCGAATTAATCTCAAAAGGAGCCGCTGGTCGCGCGCAAGCGATCCAGGAAGCGCAGCTAATAAACATTGACCAGGCCGAGATGCTGCGGCTGGCCAATGAGAACATGAACAAATTCTACGTGGAGTCGCGCGACCGTGTCCGCCGCTGGGGCGCTGACATGGATCAAGCAGGCGAGATAGCTAAGCGTCAAGAACAAGACATCACGCGCCTGCAGGAACACTGGCAAGGCTTTACAACATACCTCTACCAGACATTCGGCCCTGCTTATGTTGGTGCGCTTGAGGTTGTCAACGGCTGGTTCGACCAGAACGCGCCTAAGGTCAGGTCTCATATCGACACGCTCAAGCGTGATTTTGATGGGCTGACAGGCGGACTTGTCGAAGCTTTCAAATCGCTTACGCCAGGGCAGCAGGCTGGCGTTGAGATCGGCGGTGCTGTTGTTGGTGGCGCTGTCGCTGCAAGGGTCGGTGGCAGCGTCCTAGGCCGCTTGGGGGGCATGGTAGGGCTTGGAGGCCTTGGCAAGCTCGGCAGCTTGGGCATCTTCGCCACTGTGCTCGGTGGTCTTATAAACGACTTCGAGACATGGAAGAAGGATCGTAACGAGTCATTCATAAACTGGGAACAATGGGCGCCAGGCATTGATGCCGCGACCAAAGCGCTGTCCCACTTGAATGACGACATTATTGGCCCCATGGCCGACAAGCTTGGAGTGCCTCGCACCTTCATTCCGGCTTTCGAAGCGTTGGCGCTTTATCTAGCTGGACCATTTATCAAGTCGATCTTGGGTGGTGGTCTCGGTAGATTGCTTCGCATTCTATCTTTCGTTCCCGGTTCCGGTATTTCTGCTGGTGTGCTGGCAAGCTTGGGCATTGTTGGTGGAGTTGCTGCGGGACTTGAAATTGGCAAGAACGAGATTGGATCGGAAGAGAGCGAGAAGGCGATCATGGAAGGTCGCAATCTCCCCGATCTTGGCAAAGAAGCGAAGATGTCCCCGGCTGATGCATCGCGGCGAGTCCAAGAGGACCTGTCGCGTATACGGGAACAAGCCACAGGTGGCGGTAGCATTTGGTCGCGTGCCATGGGCAAGCTTGGACTGGGTGGCAAGATTGATCCTGGCCAAGCCCACACGGCCGATGAAATTAAACAGTATATGATGGCGAAGGGTTGGAGTGAGGCGCAGGCAGCAGGTATCGCTGCCAACGCTATTGCGGAATCGGGTGGTCGACCTAGGATCGTAAATGAAAGTGGCCACGCCGGGTTGTTCCAGTGGGATCGTAGCCGCCAAGCGACGTTCGCGCAAAAGTTTGGTCATACGATGACCGATCAAACCATATCAGCCGAACAACTGTTTAGAGAAGAGCTGGATTTCGCTGATTGGGAACTCTCCAATACCGAGAAGAAAGCTGGCGACAAGCTTCGAGGCGAGACCACGCCACAGGGCGCCGCGATATCAATGGGCCAGAACTTTGAGCGTTATGCGAGTGGCCCATCGTCTGAGGACCAGCACAGGGCCAATCTTGCGGGACAAATAGCCGCAAGGCCAGCAATGCCGGCCGGTTTCAGCTCTCCTACCGATCTGAGCCCCGGCGCTGCGCCAGCCGCCCCAACACCAGCGCAGCAAATATCCATGAACAATGACTCAAGCCGGTCCGCGCAGGTCAACGACAATTCACAAATTACTATCAATGGCGTGTCAGATCCAGATCGTGCTGCTCGACTTGTCAATGACAACAAAGATCGGCGCAATGCAAATCTTGCGCGCCATCTTGGAGTGACATACGCATGAGTGGCGCACTCTCGCTTATTGGTCCGGGCCAAACGCTGTTCTTTAAACCAACCCGGATGATTAGTTTTATTATCCCGGACTGCGCAATTCAAGAGCGACATAGCGACCGCGTGCAAGTTACCCAGCAGCCGGTTGAGTATGGCGCGATGATCTCTGACCATGCGATCATTATGCCGAAGGAATTGTCCATACGCTACGCCTGGTGGGATGGCGCATTCCCGTTCGATTTTGGTCATGCACAACAGATCTATGACCAATTGCTGACGTTGCAGCAGACAAGAGAACCATTCGATGTTCTGACAGGTAAGCGACAATATACGAATATGGTCCTGACTGACATGGAGGTGACGACCGACCAGCACACAGAGAACGTGCTGATTGTTGAGATGCACCTGCAGGAAGTCATTATCGTCAACACATCATCGTCGGCAGCAGCGCCTCAATCTACCCAAGCATTGCCTTCACAGACAGCCGGCCAGGTGTCGCAGGGACAGCAGCAATTAAGCGGTCCGTCTACGCCATCTATCACCGGCTTTAACTCTGGTCCGTTGGTGCCGAACGTATGAGCCAATCACTTACCGGCTTTCAATCAAACAGCCAGACGAATGCAGCCGCTTCTGGCGTTCGACAGTGGTTGCGTAAGATCAGTCTTATTGCCGAAGATATCGAGCAGGGTTCAATCGACCTGTCCAACTTGCGGATCAGGTTCAATATCTTCCATATGACGAACCAAATGCCGGCAACCCTGCAATGCCGCATCTTCAATCTGTCGCGTGAGACCGCGCAGAAGATGGTCAAAATGAAGACCGTGCCAACGGGACAGCCTGTTGGGCGTGGTGAGGGTAGTGGAAGTGATGCCAGCGCAGCCAAGATTACGTTGCAAGCTGGTTATGAAGGAAACTTCGGTATCATCTTCAAAGGCGATTTGATCCAATCAAAGTCCGGTCGTGAAAGCCCTACAGATACATTTGTTGACCTGTTCTGTGGTGATGGCGATTGGGCGCATGTGTGGGGAAAGATCAATCGCACGCTTGCTTCGGGCTATACGCCAAATGACGTCAACGGCGCTTTTAAAGATGCACTGTCGCAATACGGTATGACAGTTGGCGATTTGCCGTCAGACGTTCCTTCACAAGCCGCTCCACGTGGTAAGGTCATGTATGGCATGGCGCGCGATTATCAACGCGACTTGGCACAGACATATCAGCTATCAGCTTTTCCACGTTACGGCACGCTTGAATGGTTGCCGCAATCAGCTTATCGTCCCGGCGATATAGTTGTTGTAAATAGCACAAGCGGCATGATTGGTATTCCGCAGCAAACGCAATTTGGTGTGTCTGTGCAAATGCTGCTTAATCCCTCTGTGGGACCTGGGACGCTGATACGCATTGCTAACCGTGATATTGCGCGCTCCCAGGCAGTGGCGACAATCAGTCGGGAGGGAACATTTGGTAATACGCAAATTACGAAAAGTTTGAACACGCCAGAGGAAGATACAGACGGCTCGTATAAAGTGCTTGGAGTTGACCACGAGGGAGATACACGCGGGAACGAATGGTATACTCGCGCCGAATGTATCTCCACCAACTACTCCGCAAAGGGAGTCGTGGTTCCGGTAGAATATGGAACAGCATGGCAGTGATTAACGACATGCCAGATGCTTTGTTCCGTAGTAATCGGGATGACCGTCGAAAGACATGAAGCAGTCACGTAGCTTCATCTGCTGATACTCATTCATGGCAGCCGATGGCCCACCTGGATAACGACGGCATGCTGTCATATCGCCATACTCACAAGCGGCGGCATCCTGCGCATTGTGGACTAACTGCGCCGATGCCTGTTTCTGTTCAGGCGATAGACAGCCATTGGGGTTGATGCCGTTGCAGATATGCTTTTCATCAGCCTCGTGGTAAGCCCTGACGTCAGCTAAATGCTGCGCCTCCGCCCGCTGCTTTTCAGCGGCTTGCCTTATGCCAGCATGGCAATTGACGTAGTTGTTCGACACCTGGCCAGTCAGATACTGAGCGCATGGATCATTTGGCAGATAGCTTGCGTGATAGGCGTAATTCGGAACGAGCGGAGCGCAACCACCCAACGCCCATGTAGCTCCGAGAACTACGAGAAACAGGAAGATGCCGTTGGATAGCCGTTTCTGCAGTGCTTCTGCCTTCCTTTTTCTTTCAAACGCCTCCCCGCCAAATCGCGCGATATACAACAGGTCTTCCTGCGCCTTTGCCGACCTGGCCGCGTTTTCGTTGACTGACCCTATACCAACAAGTGTGAGAAACCAAAGCATGACTGTCTCCTTTTCGACATTCGTAAGCTAAAGCGTTTGATTACGAAAAGCAAGGTTTTCGTAAATGTCATCAATCCTAGAAATACCTCTGAAAGTCGGCCAGCCGCAAACGCTGTCCGTCTCGATCAATAACGTGACGTACAATCTGAGCCTCAAGTGGTTCCAGTTGGCGACGACGTGGGTGCTGGATATCGCAGACAATTTAGGCAATCAGATAGTAACCGGCGTTCCGCTTGTTACGGGCGCTGATTTGCTTGGGCAGTATAAGCACCTTGGCTTCGCTTTCGGGCTTTGGTGTTCAACCGACGGCGTTCCTGACGAAGCGCCTAATTTTGCCAGCTTGGGCGATAACTCCCATCTATATGCGGTATTACCGTGAGTGATTTTGTCGAACGAATAGATGAGCACCGCACCTCTCTTCAATCAGCAATGGAGGCGCAGCAGGCCGGCCTCTGGACAGCGCTTCCCGGTATCATCACCAAGGTCGATTTGGAAAAGCTGACATGCGAGGTGCAGCCAGCGATCCAGGCGATTGAGAAGCAGACTGATGGCACGAACAAAAATGTAACGCTACCCGTTCTCGTCGATGTTCCGATTGTCTTTCCGCATGGAGGCAAATACGCGCACACCGACCCTGTGGCTACAGATGATGAATGTCTGGTTGTCTTCTCCTGCCGGTGCATCGACAACTGGTGGCAGGATGGTGGCGTCCAACCCCAGTTCGAAATGCGTAAGCATGACCTGTCGGATGCAATTGCCATCATCGGCCCATGGTCGCAAAAGACTGCTATCAAAAACGTCTCAACGACTAACTCTCAATGGCGTAACACCGATGGCGACATCTATCAGGAAATAGATAACGAGAATCAGAAGGTTCGGGTTATCGTTAAAGGTATCACGGTCGATATTGACGCAGCCGCCAGCACTATCGAAGTGACCGGCCCCGATCACATCAAAATTACTGCCAATCAAGACGCTGATATTACGGTTCCTAATGCCACGGTGAACAGCACTGGCCAGATTACTGTCAACTGTAATGGACAGGTGACAATCAACAGCCCGCTCGTTCGCATCAATGGAAACTTGCAGGTCACTGGATCAATGATTGGTGGATTTGGCACGGGTGATGCAATCAATCTGCAAACCCACCGCCATGGCACTATTGGTACACCGATCGCCGCTCAAACCATAGCACCGACACCAGGCACATGAGATATCGAAAGCTATCGCCAACCGGCGACTACATGTTCGGTCAGCAGCAAGCCAACTTCTGGGTCAATGTGCCCGATGGCGTGGCGCAGGCCGTGTCAACCCGCCTCCGTCTACGGCTTGGTGAATGGTTTCTTGATACGACTGATGGCACCGACTGGAGTGGCAAGGTGCTCGGTAATAGAACAGCTTTAACACGCGATGTGGAGATCCAGCAACGTGTGCTGAACACTGTTGGCGTCACAGGCATAGACAATTACAACTCAAACCTTAATGCCGATACGCGCGCTTTTTCAGCGGCATTCCAATTGAACACGCAGTATGGTAAGTATGCTGGACAGCAAGCGAACTACTTCACACCCGCGCCAACGCCCCAGCCGCAACCGCCTGCTGTTCCTGTCCATGTGACTATTACAGAGGTTAGTGATACAAGCGTTCAGGTCACGTGGGAGCCATATACCCCGCCATGAGCAGTACGGTAACTAGCTATTATCTACGATATCGAGTTAAGGGATCGACCGAATGGATAATCTTCGGCGAGCCAGAGACCGACTTCACTGAGGTGTTGCAAGGTCTTCAGCCCAACTCGACATATGAGATTGAGGTTGTCGCCAGCAATGACTATGGTCAAACGACTAGCTCGACAATCGAATATGTAACAGCCGCACGTGCGCCAGGCGCTCCCGGTGGCCTGTCAGCGACCTCTGTTACGACCACAAGCTTGGTGCTGAATTGGAATCAGTCACCGTCCGGTTCGCCACCGATTACCTATCAAGTGTTCTACCGTGTTCATAACCAACCATCGTATGTCGCGTATGGCAGTACGGTATCATCGACAAGTCTGCCTATCACCGGCTTGAATGCTTCGACAACATACGACTTTCAGGTTACTGCCACCAATCTAGCAGGCAGCGCCAATTCGCAGCCATTGACGATATCGACACTGGCAACAGGCCAGACGCCGAGTGCACCAATCAATTTGGCCTTCACGAATGTTGGCCAGTCACAATTGACTGTGACTTGGACCCCATCGACAGGCACTGCACCAATCAATTATGCTGTGCAATATCGAGTCCATGGTGGCACAACATTCACGGGAGCAGGTAGCACAAACACAAGCAGCCTGACCCTCACCAACCTAACCCAAGCTACGACGTACGATATTCTTGTCACGGCCAGCAACCTATTCGGCAGCGCTTCCTCGCAGATTGGGCTGGCGACAACCGCCGCAGCGCCTATAGCGCCAAGCCAGCCAGGAGCGCCCACAGGGTCGAATGTCACGGCCAGCGGTCTCACATTAAGCTGGGCCGCCTCAGCCACTGGCACGGCTCCTATCAGCTATCAGGTGCAGTTCCGGCTGAATGGCCAGACCCCCGCCGCGAATTACTCTAACTTCGGCGCTCCTGTTGCTGCTACAGTCCAATCCGTGACAGGCTTGGCAGCAGGCACGTTATATGATTTTCGCATTGTTGCGTCGAACGCTGGCGGTTCTGCAACTGGCGCAACATTGACCATTAGTACCGCATCAGCAATCGCAGCGCCAGCCGCACCGACAGGCTTATTTACGACAAATATCACATCGACAAACTTGACGCTCGGTTGGCAGGCATCGGCCACCGGCACGCAGCCTATCACCTATCAACCACAATTTCGTATAACCGGGCAACCGACATTCAATAACATTGGCACGCCTTTGAGCGTACTGACCGTGCCTGTTCAGAACCTTACTGCCTCTACAAGCTACGATTTCCGCATCATTGCAACCAACGCTGCTGGTACAGCGACGAGTGCGACTCTGACTGTTTCAACGCCCGCTGCTGGTACTGCGCCCACCGCGCCTGTCATTACGGTTGGAACACCTACATCTACAACCCTTCCAATAACCTGGACAGCATCAACTGGAACGGGCGGCATCACTTATACGCCGCAATACCGTGTCACTGGTTCTGCTGCCTCGTTTACAACAATTGCCAGCACTACAACGCTAGCTGCGACTATAACTGGTCTTGTTACTGGCACGCAATACGACATCCAGGTGATTGCTGCCAATGGGTTTGGTAGTACGACAAGCGCCACTGTTACAGGAACGACAGCTCTTGTTGAGTCAGCATCAGGCACACTGTTAACCACGTCTCAGGGCGTTATTGTTGATCACGACCTGACACAATGGCGCTTGAACGGTACGCCACGCACCTCCGCTACTGTGCAGATGAACACAGGGTCGGGGTGGGTCAGCACTGGCTCGACAACGACAGCCGTTCAAGTTTTGTACTGGGCGACAGTCGTTTACTATCAGGATAATACGACTGGCTGGTTTTCCTGGAATGGATCAGCATGGGTTGCGGCAGCAGGCGACCCGCGTGTTGGTCAAGAGTCGGCGCAAGGAACAACACTCACCAGCACGACCGGACAAATCGTCGATGGCTCTGCGCATGTATGGACGCTCGTTGTCGGCACGACTGGTTTTCAGTACGCGAAAGATGGTACAGCGGATTCGCGCACGCATAATATTGTGCTCGGTCTTTATTGGAATCACACGGTATGGTATGAAGATAATACCAATCTTTGGTATTCGTACAATGCTGGTACGGACGTATGGAGCACGGGTCAGACACAGGATCCGCGCACTGGCGTTGCCAACGAGTCGACAAACGGCACAGTTCTAACGACTACAACTGGACAAATAATCGACGCTAACCAAGCGGCATGGACGCTTGTCACTTCACCATCGAGTGGTCTGCAAGTCGCAAAAGCTGGTGTTGTCGATAAAAACACGACTAATGCGACCACGCTGCTGTATTGGAATCACACTGTCTATTTCCAAAATGCATCAGGCACATGGTTCCAGTATGACGGCACCAAAGCATATCCCTGGATCCTGACAGTCGATCCCCGCGCGTCCGGCGCAACGCCATTGTTCTTTGACGACTTCAATACGTTGTCTATGGTCAACACGCGCGACTCATCGACAACCAATAACAATTGGTTTCCATGCTTTACTTGGTCGTCAGATGGGTTTGTGCAGAACGACTCCTGGAATACCAACCCATTCAATCCTGACACGCCGTTTACCGAACTCTACCAAATTACGCAAGCATCGTCTTCCTTAACCCCTACCTTCTCTGATACCTTCAGCACATTCTCTGTTTACAATAACTACTATATTCAACCGGGGGTTGGGTTCTTTTTCGCCAACGGTATAGAATACAAGATTGACAGCAGCGGTAACATGTTGGGCAACGGTACACCACTTTCAGGTGGGGATGGTACCGGTGCGGCAGCTTACTATCAGGGAACGATCTACGCTCAAGATGGTGCCAGCGGAAACTGGTATACGTGGAACGGATCGACGTTTACTGGTCCAGTTACCGCACCACCTTCGACCTTCCTGACACCTGGCGGTACTTGGCGTTACATATCGTTTGAGGAAAGCGCCGCTACCCAGAATGGTTCAAATCTGACAGATGATGGTGCGACGGGTAGCTGGATGCTTAACCCGCTTTATTCGTTGACGCCAATCACCGGTGTCTATGTTCTGGACTCAGCGACCGGCCGTCTCAACCTCGGTCTGGTGTCTACACCGACGCAATACAGGGCCAATGCCGGCAATAACCCCTATTGTGGCGCATTGCTGTCGTCAGACCGAACGATCACTCAATTGTTCGGATACTGGGAAATCACTGTTGCAGTTGACCGCCTGATTGGGTTTGGGGCTGAGGTAGCAATCGAGAACCACCACATTGGGTGGCCCCCGGAAATTGATCTCGTTCATATTTTCACTGATGCAAACGGTATCCAGCATCAGACCTTTGTTGTTTTTGAAGGCACGTTCCCCAACGAGACGCGCCAGGAGTGGACACAGTCGACTGCGACTGGCTTTGATCCAAGCCAAACGCATACGTATGGACTGCTTTGGAAATCGGACTTCTTGACGTTCTATGTAGACAGGGTTCAGGTTTGGCAGATACCAACATCGGCCAACTACAAGACCAATCCACTCTACATGTATTTGGTCACGTTTCAGCATTACTACCAATTTGGCGATGCTGCGACCGATGCTCCTGTCATCGCAAACCCAGCGGCGCTACCTGTCTATGCACGTTTCGATGCTATCCAAATATGGAACGATCTTCCGTTTACAGGAGGCGCTGGTTCTGGATCATCAGACCTTGTTTTGACCTGCGAGGCGACGCCGCCTGGTCATACTGTAGCCACACAAAGCAAGCCGCAAGTCGCGGCATTTATGAATACCCAGACTTCGTTTAATCGTCAATACGGTTACTTCGAAGCTGAGATGGTCATTCCGCTGGTGCCTGGCACAAACGGTGCATTCCTGCTGTATTCTAACGATCAATACCCGCCAGAGATAGACATCCAGGAATGGGCATCAGGTGCCAATTCGGATGGGACGCAGTGGCAGGTTGGCTCGACGACCATCTTCAATACTGATGTCCAAAATCCGCAGGCTGTCAACCATATCTATAGTTACGAACTTGGCTACCCATTCGACATTAGCGGCCGACATACATACGGCGTTCTAGTCGATCCAACTCATCTGACGGTGTATTGGGATCGCTTGCAGGTCGCGCAATGGCCGATGCCCGCTGGTTATAACTTTCCATTGTTCATGGTGCTGAGTGTTGGTTCGGGCGGCGGATGGTCCGGCTCCATTCCTGCTGCATTGCCAACAGCGACACCCGGCGTTGGATCATTTGTCGACACATTTGGCAATACCTGGTCAGTCAATGGCAGCGGCAATCCAGTTGTCAATGGTGGTACAGATACCAATTCGCACGTTATTCAGATTTGGCGTTATAACAACACCATCTGGCAGGAAGATTTAACTGGTACTTTCTACAATGCACTGATTACAGGCAGCGGTCAAAACGCAGCGTCCATACCTTGGACTGGACCATTTACGCTTGGACCAGCGCAAAACATTCTGCCGTTAGAAGTCAATGTTGGTTATTGTGGCGCATGGCAGAGCCTGCCGTTTACATCACCATCATCAGCCAACATCACTGATATCCAGCTATCAGCGACATCTGTTGCCAGTACTGCACCCGCTGGTACGCTTGTCGGCACAGTTACAGTCATCATGTCGGACGGAAATACGTTCGGCGGAACGCTCACATTGGCCGGCGCCGATAGTTCAAGTTTCAACCTGCTTGCTGGTCGATTGACGACAGTCGGCACATTGGTCGGTGGCACTACTGATTCGATTACTTTGACTGCTGCTATTGGGTCTAAATCGCTCCAGAAGTCCTTTACTATAACGATCACTGGTACAGGTGGGGGCACAGGCGGAACTGGTCCAACAGCCTCGAGCAGCTTCATTACCGTAGCGTTTGCTTCGGCCTTTCCGTATCCAGGCGGGACGGGTCAGCAGATTGTTTCGCAGAAGCTATATGGCGTTTATATCGGCTATGGCGGCGACCCCGGCAATCAGATATCAACGCTTGGAACGAGAGGACCAGATCCAAACTCATTCAGTGCCTACACGTATTCCGCCTTTACTACTGCTATGGCCATAGTCAATCCGGGATTGCATGTTGTAACCGGCAACTTGGCGTTTAATGGAACGTCTAACTTCTTCAACATGTCGGATCCGAACAACCCAACGGTTAATCCCGTCGCTTTCGCCAACCTCATCAACAATTTCTACAGAGTCGATCCTCTTGGGATCTCCAGTATCCTGTTCGGTCTAAACTTTGGCGATTTCCCATCGACAACTGCATACGGTATAGCGCAGGGCGCCGTTGCATCTTACATGTTCAACAATGGCGCTGGCCGACTTATGCCGAACGGAAAGCAATTGCCGGTTATCGGTTTCATCGGTCACAACGAACCGGATGGCACGTATAGTGCCAGTCAAAGCTCTGGCTATTACAGCGCAATGCAGACGCGGATAAAGGCTGTCAATCCAAACTATGTCTCGCTCGGTCCCATAACATCGTTCTACCAGGGCAGCTATACGAAAACGTTCCTGCAGGGCGTCCGCACGGATGGTGTGTCGTGGGATTACTTCAATGCGCCTGGTGGTGGAACAACATCATTGGGAAGCCAGGTGTATCTGAGCGACAGCTTCGCCAAATCATTCTCGCCCGGCATATCAGACCTCATGGCCAACGAATTGCCGTCGGGCTATAAGCCTACCGCAATCATGGCAGCAGGCAACATTGGATGGCAGGGCGCAGTCCCTGACCAGCTTACTGTCAACGGCGCGATGTTCCTTGCCGTGAACTTCTTTAACGGTTTATCAGTGTCGCCAGTCCCGCTTTGGAATGGCGTTTGGGATGATGGCGCGCAGGGAACCAATGGCATTATCAACGTAGACCCGTTCAATTCGTCAAGCACGCCCCGCGTTTCGCCGATGGGTTACTTGTTGGGCGCTGCTGTTAGAACAGTGTTTGGGCCGCGCTGGAACGTCACGACAAATGCAGCCGGATTGATGGTCATCGCTTGTACCCCGCCCGGCGTGCATTTTGGCGTAATGATTGTCAATCCTGGAAAGGGTGCGCAGAACAGCAAGACGGTGGCACTTTCAAATTGGCCGATCAATGCGACAGGCAATGCGACTGCAAACGTCTGGCAGATGACAAGTGCAGTGCAGGCACCAGGTCAGGACGGAACAAGGACGACGATCAATGTCACTGCTGGCGTTACAGCACCGATGAACTTTCCAGACCCGTCAGTAACCATTATCTGGATATAGACAAATGTCTGGCAGTGTTCCGGTTACACCCGTTTGCTATATCGACCAGATCGGTATTCATGCGCCGACGTATCAAGATGTTCTGACTTACTTGACTACATCTTATCAGAATATCTACGGTGCTGATGTCTATTTGGGTGCGGACTCACAAGACGGCCAATTCCTCGGGGTCATCGCTCTTGCTATCCATGATGCAAACTCGATGGCGGTATCGGTATATCAATCATTCTCGCCAGCGACAGCGATCGGCAATGGACTATCGTCGGTCGTCAAAATCAACAACATGCGGCGGCTCACCGCAACCAACTCGACTGTTGACCTTGTGCTGATTGGACAAGCGGGGACAACAGTTATCAATGGCGTTGTGCGAGACTCAGCGCAGAACAATTGGTTGCTTCCTGCAACTATCGTTATCCCGCCTTCCGGCACGATAACTGTTACTGCCATTGCGGCAGCATCAGGCGCCATTGAAGCAGGCCCCAACAGCGTCAACGTTATTGCTACGCCAACGCGCGGTTGGCAATCTGTTACGAATACCAATGCAGCAGTGCAAGGCGACCCGTTGGAGTCCGACGCTGCATTGCGTGTCAGACAAGCAGTTTCAACAGCGCTACCGTCACAATCAATCCTTGATGGCATTGTTGGAGCTGTTGCCAGTGTTCCTGGCGTCTCGCGGTATAAAGCGTACGAGAATGATACGTCCATCACTGATAGCAACGGTATTCCAGATCACTCGGTAGCGTTTGTCGTTGATGGTGGCGATGCGAATTTGATCGCCCAGGAAATCATGCTGAAGAAGACCCCTGGGTCGGGCACTTATGGAACAACAGTCATTGGTGTTGAAGACAATCAGGGGCTCGTCCATAGCATCAACTTCTTTCGCCCAACATTGGTGCCTATTACTGTTGCAATAACGATAGCGCCGAAGATCGGATATACGACAGCAACAGGCTCCTTGATTGCGCAAAGCCTTGTAGCTTTCCTCAATAATTTGGAAATTGGTGGATCGGTGTATCTGACCCAGCTCTATACCGCTGCATATGTCAGTGGGTCAGCGTCGAACACTTACAACGTTGTCAGTTTGCAGATCTCGAGAGCTGGGCCGCCCGCGACTGGCGATATCGTCCTGGCGTTTAATGAGGCCGCAAGCTGCGAACTCGATAATGTCAATCTGACCGTTTTGGTTAATCCATAAAAGGAAGAGGGTATGGGCAGCAATGCAGGATGGGCCGGACGCGCAGCAGTTTTGGCCCGCGCCAGCTTTCTACAGCCGGGCAATTTTAATCGAGCCGCTAGCAGCTTTGTCTTGCGCCAGGACGGCGGCTGGCGCTGCCAAGCTATCAAGCTAGCAGCTTGAC